TATTAACTAGGGAACGTAGCTCCTGTTGGTAATAAGTTAAAGTCTAAGATGATAAACTCAGCAGTTTTAGTTGGCTGTAAGTAAATAGCACCTACCATTTGATTTCTATCAATTACATCTGGGGTGTTATTTGAATCATCCATTACTACTTTAAACGCATATAAACCTTGTCTTTGAACTACTGATTCTAAGTAAGGGTTTACAATTGCTAAGAAGTTATTTCTAGTAGCTGCTGTATTTTGTTCAAATACTAAAGTTTGAGCAACTTGACCAATATAAGATTTTAATTGGATTAATAATCTTCTAACATTTACTCTATCTAAAGCACTTGCTTGACGTTGTAATGTTTTTTGTCCGTATACTACTGTTCCTACACCTGGGAATGAAGCAATTGGATTAACTTTATTCTGGTATAAACTATCTCTGTTAGATTGAGATAATTTTCTTTCTGGGCGAATTACGGTAGTTAAACCACCTCTATTAATACCCGCCGGAGCGAACCATGGTTCAGAAGCATTGTCATTAAACGCGTAAACTCCCGGAATCATTGCCGAAGCTGGTACCCATACTTGGTCACCTAAATCTGGGTCAATGGTTTGTAACCATGGCCAATACATAGTACCATATGAACTATTTCTTGAGTTAGCTTGTGTATTAACTGCTGTAATAGAAGAAGCATATACTACTGGGTCAATAATATAAATGCTATCACCACGCATTTGAGTATTATTTAATGCTGTAGTTACTTGAGAAGTATGAGTACTATTTAATAAACCTGGGGTTACTAATAAGTTAAATTGGTAATCATCTTGATTAGATAATAAATCTAACATATTATCGTAATCAGTACCTATTAAACCTTGTGAATCATCAGCATCAATACTACCATATAAATTCATTGTTCTACCTGATGGGATCACATCACCTGTACCACCTGAGAAAGTACCTCCAGCTGAACCTGAACCTACTGCTGGAATAGAACCTGTATATTCTGATTTAGCGTTACCTGCGTTATCAAAATAATTAGGTGTTTTAGCAGTTACAGAAGCAACTCTTACGTATCTAGAAGCATTAGCATATGAACCTGTAATTGAGATATAATTTTCTCCACTATCGTAATTATAATATTGATCACCAATTACTTTAGAGATATAATTATCTGCTTTAGGATCTAATGATAAGTTAGTCCAAGATTCTAAAATAATTTTATTATTATCATTATCATTACCTTGTCTAATCAATAAAGTAAAATTACCATCTTCTGTAGAAGAATTGGCAATTTCCCATCTAATATTATCTGATGATCCATTTGTTAATGATCCTGAACCACCTACAATTAAATTAGGGGTTCCAGTGTTGTTAAAAATAATACCTTTATCAATAGCTTCTAATGTAAATGCTACTTCATCTACTACGTTAGCATCAACTAAAGTAAAAGTAATATCTGTACCACCTGCTTTTGTAGCACCTGCTGAGGCAGAAGGGATTGTTAATACATCACCTACAGCATAACCTGAACCAGCATCTGTTACTGTAATAGTACCGAAACTTTGTGAGGTAGCTAATGTTAATTTAACTTCTGCTCCTGTACCACTACCACCTGTCAGGCTAATATTTGTTACTTCGGTTAAAGCACTACCTGTAATATTAAAAGCATTGATAGTTGCTCCTAATAAATTATCAGTAGCAGTAGATAGATTACCACTTTCTCCTTCTGCTGTATATACATCAGCTGATGCGTAATCCCAAGTTGATGAACCTGATACTACTCTAGTTACTAACATTGTATTACCACCATTTTGGAAGTAATTATATGCTGCGATACTAGTCATGAATGAATATTCATCACTACCACTTTCAAATGTAGTACCAAATCTATTTTGGTAATCTGAATATGATGTAACGATAGTAGGTATTTCTACGGGACCTTTAACGGTTGGACCAACTATAGCAGCCCCTACTTGTACAGGCTGCTGTGTGATAAATGACTGGTCGTTTTCTCTTGCTAATACGCCAGGTGATACTAATGTTTCTGCCATTGCCTATGAGGTTAA